CAAGTTAATTGTAGCTGATATGTATTACTTCAGAGAAGATAGAAAGCGTCAGTTTCCTATGGCTTCTCAAATATTATTACAACCTTATAAGTGTTATCACTAGATGGCGTTTATAAGTCAAATAAAGGCAGGTGACTTTAATGTTCGTGTGAAATTAAAATCGCTTTCAGCTACACAAGATGATTTCGGTGGAGTGTCTAACGCTTACACACTCGAACATACTATGTGGGCTAATAAAAATGTTAAATCTCTTCGTGATGTCGAGGAGAAGTTCGAAGGTAACGAACTACAATCTTACTCTAGGTTTGTGTACACGATCCGATATTCTTCGGAAACAAAAAACATAAAATCTAATTGGGTTTTAGAAGAAGTTGGTTCGGACAACGATTTAGATATTATTGGGTACGTTATAGACCCAAGAAAAGAATTTATAGAGATATTCGTAAGCGAGGATTTACCAACCGAATCACCTGTATAGATGGCTAAACCTACTATAAGTAAGAGCCAACTTATTCAAGTTAAAGGTATTGAAGATGTTAAGAAATCTCTAAAGAAATTAGGCGAAACTGAGAAGAGTTCTCGTAGTCTAATAAACAAAGCTCTAAGACCTGCTGCACAGAAAGCAGTAAAGGCTCTTAAAATGAAATATAAGCACAGGACTAAGAATAAAGTTCCTGGACAAAGATACGATGCTACAACTAAAAAACAAACGATTGGTAAATCTATAGCAGATTCGATTGGTATCATTACAGCAAGAAAGTCTAAGAAACCTGGCTTATTTGTTGGAACAAGGTTAAAACACCTTAACCAAACTTGGGTCAATGGTAAAAAAAGTAGAAATTTACCTGCGATGTTGCTTAATGGCACAAAGGAACGAAAGCATAAAAGCGGTAAATCTACAGGTAGAATACAAAACCAACCTGATTTTTATAAAGAGGTTATAGATCAAAAAGGTCAAGATATTTCAGCAACAGCAGAAAGAGATATATCTAAGATGCTAGATAAAATGTTTAAAAAAGCAGGATTTAAATAGACGTATGTTTCAAGATATAGGAAAAGTAATAATAACAAGACTTAACGCTACATCAGCTTTCACAACAGCTAATGGTGGTAGTAATAGAGTCTTTCCTGTGATTATACCGCAAGGTGTAACATATCCTTCGACCACGTTCGAGATAACCAACGTAAGTAACTTTATGAGTAAAAACAACTCGTTAAAGTCTTGTGACGTATCGATTCGGATAGCTTGTTTCGCTGACGTTTATTTAACAACATATAGTCAAGCTAAGGCAGTAGTAGAAGCCTTAGATTTGTACGAGGTGGACTACACCGAAGATGGTGTGACTTATACCGCTAAGTTTAGGTTTGAAACCCTAGATGATGAGTATTTTAAGTCACCTGAAAAGTTCTACAAAAACGTAATATTTAATTGTTTAATAATCAAAAACTAAATAAAAATGGCAATTCAAAATGCAACAAACGTAACTCTATCTGTAGCAGGTGAAGTGATGGCTCACGCAACCTCAGCTTCTTTTTCTATAAATAGAGATTTAAGAGATTCAACAACAAAACAAAGTCAAGGGTGGCAACAAAACTTAGCAGGACTTATGTCTTGGGAAATGAGTGGAGATGCTTTTGTTGATATAGCAGCAACCGATGCTTCTTTAGGAGATTTATTTACTTTACTAACTGACGCTGATGGGGATTCTGTTGCAGTTGTATTTACTGTAGGTGACTCAGGAGATACTTATTCAGGTAATGCGTTCTTAACAAGTATTTCTGTTGATGCAGGTGTAGAAGAAAACGCAACTTTCTCAATATCTCTTACAGGTTCATCGACTTTAACTCAAGTAGAAGTTTAATAATTTAAAACAAACACAAAAATGAAAAAGGTAGAATTAGGCGGTCAGAAGCGACCAATCAGATTTAGTTATTTATGTTTAAAAGCAATCTGTAATAAATTAGGTTTAAAACTTAACGAATTAAATCAGTTAGGTACAGAGATAGAACACATAGGTGTTATTGCTTATTTTGGATTTAAATATGGTGCTAAAAAACAAGGAGAGAAGTTTTCTTATAAAATTTCTGACATTGAAGAATGGTTAGATAATGAAGATTTTACTAAGATTAACGAAATCTTTGAAGCGTTCCAACTTGACCAACCTCAAGGCGAGGGAAAGTAGTTGAGGGAGAGGAGATAGATTCTGACGAAGGAGATATTGACTGGGACAAATTAGAGCAAATCGGTTTAGGAATGATGGGGTTAGGTTATGATGAATTATATGATTTAACCCCACGTTCTTTTAACAATCGCTTAGATGGCTTTAAATCGCACCAGGAACAACTCTCACAGAACCAATGGGAACAAACTAGAATAATATTGTTAGGTTGTTTGTCGCCACACTCTAAGAAGAAATTGAAGGCAAAAGAAATATTACCTCTTCCTTGGGATAATATAAAAAGAAGAAAAAAAGTTACTATAGCTACACCTGAGCAAATAGCAAAAGATGTGGCTCTTCACAAAAAAGTATTACTTAAAAAAAATAGTTAAATGGGTGTATCAGTAAAGACCATCTCGATAATTGTCGCAGCTAACATTAAAGGGTTAGAAAAGGGGATGGGTAAAGCTAACAAGAGTTTAGCTAAATTCGCTTCGGGTGCAGCTCGTATGGGTTCTTTACTTTCTTTTAGTGTTACAGGACCTCTAGCCGCTTTAGGTAAGTCCGCTATGGACACATTCGTTCAGTTTGAAAGTGGTATGAGTAAGGTCGGTGTAGTTACAAATGCTACTACCGAGGAACTGAAAATGCTTACAGCAGAAGCAAAGCGATTAGGTGCTACAACTGAATTTTCTGCAACTCAAGTCGCTGCATTACAACTTACTTTAGGTCGTAAAGGTTTTGATCCTAAAGCTATTAAAAATATGGAGCAATCCGTATTAGATTTATCTTTGGCTACAGGTGAAGATTTAACCTTAGCCGCTGATGTAGTAGGAGCTTCAATAAGAGCTTTTGGTAAAGATTCGTCTGAAGCCGCATCGGTAGCAAACACACTAGCTTTAGCTTCAGCAAATTCTTCTATAAAATTAAGCACATTTAGTACAGCATTTGCTAACGCAGGTGCTTCTGCAAGTGCAGTAGGAGTAGACTTAGAAGAGTTATCTGCTATGATGGGTGTCCTTATGGATAGCGGTATTAAAGCATCCAAAGCAGGTACAGGCCTTAACTCTTTATTTATTACCCTAAAAGAAAAAGGTATTAGTTTATCTGACACTTTAGATATGTTATCTGAAGGTCAAATGGGCTTAGATAGAGCAACAGCAATAGTAGGTAAAAACTTTAGTAAACAACTACTAATATTATCTAAAAATAGAGATAAAACAAAAGAACTTACAAAGGAGTATAAAACCAATTCATCTGCCCTTAAAGAAATGGCAGATAAGAGATCTCAAACTGCTGCGGCTAAACTAGCTAAATTAAGTTCGGCTCTTGAAACATTAAGAATAGAGTTTGGGGCTATACTTTCTGAGGCTATTCTTCCTATTGTAAAAAAGTTAACAGAATTAACTCAAAAATTTACAAGTTTAGATGGTGAAACTAAAAAAACTATAGTAACAGTAGCAGGTATTGCAGCCGCTATAGGTCCTCTTTTACTGATAGTAGCAGGAGCAACATCAGCTTTTGGGTTTTTATCTAGTGCTATTGCGTTTTTAGTAAGCCCTATTGGGTTAGCTATTGCTGCTTTAGTGGTATTACCTATTGCTTTAAAATATATAATAGATAATTGGGAAGCATTTGCTGAAAGATTAGGTGATTGGAGTTGGTGGCGAAACGCCATTATACAAGTTCTTCAATGGACATTTCAATACAATCCTTTTAGTATAATATTAAAAGGCGCACAAGGCTTATACGATTTTTTAGGTGTAGAAGCCAAAGTATATAACCCATTTGATGAGTTAGCAGATAGTCTTGAAGATTTAAAAGTAGAAACAAAAGTTTACGAACACGAGTTTGGTAACGTGATGGATTCCATTAAAGATGGAATGAAAAACCTTAATATAGAGTTACCTAACATATTTGGAAATACAGGTGGCGGTGGTGGTTCGGAGTCAAGCGGAGAAAG